GCACCGTATTAAAGATTTCCCAGCAAGAGACTGTTCGGGAAGGTATGGGGCGGCTAAGCGAGAGTGGATCCGCCCTTACCACTAAGGATTTATGAAAGATTTTATAGAATTATTTGATGGATTAAAGAGAGCACACGGATGCACATATGTAGACAAGAAAGGTGCCGATGGATTAAAGATAAAAGGAAAATCTTTTGTTAAGAGAGAAGTAGTTACAGATCAACTTTGGCAAAATCATTTAAACGGAATAGAGCCTAGTCTAGGTATTATACCAATCAACGAAGATAATAAGTGCAGATGGGGATGTATTGATGTCGATAAATACGACAACTTAGACCATAAACAAATTGTAAATAAAATAAGCGGATATGGCATACCTTTATCTGTCTGTAGATCTAAAAGTGGTGGTGCACATATATTTTTGTTTACAACAGAATTTGTCCCAGCAAAACTAATGAGAGACAAACTTATGTCCATTAGTGCAATATTGGGATATGGTAATGCTGAAATATTTCCAAAACAAATAGAATTAAAATCGAAAGATGATACAGGAAATTTTCTTAATTTACCATATTTTAATTGTAAGAATTCAACAAGATATGCCTATGATTTACAGGGCAGAGCAGTTACAATAGATACTTTTTTATTGAGCGCAAAAGTTAGCGCTCTCACACCAAAAGAACTACAAGATTTACAAATAAAAAGACCGCAATCTGAATTTAGCGATGGACCACCTTGTTTAGAGTCTTTACTAAAAGAAAAATTATCAGATGGCAGAGACAGAGTTTTATTTCAATATATAGTTTATGCAAAAAAGAAGTGGCCAGAGGAGTGGCAATCTAAATTAAGTTCTTTTAATCACAAATATTTTAAAACACCATATACAGATGATGTTATAGAGAATAAGAAAAAAGATAAAAAAACATATGGCTATAAATGTGAAGAGGAGCCTATGTGTAATCATTGTGATAAAAAATTATGTAGAACAAGAAAGTTCGGTGTAGGTAAACAAGTTTTGTTTCCACAATTAAGTGATCTACAAGTTGTAAAATTAGATCCACCTATATACAGATTAAACGTTGATGGCGAAAGAGTAGAGCTAAAGTCAGAACAATTACAAGAACAAAGATTATTTGTAAGAGCTTGCATGGATCAAATATATAAAAAGCCACCAAAAGTAAAAGCTAACGATTTTGATATAATGATAAATGAGTTAATGGCAAACAAGGAGGAAGTGGAAGCTCCAGCTGGTGCATCAAAATTAGAACAACTTAGCGATGGGCTAGAGGATTTCTGCACTGATCTAACCGCAGAAGGTTCAGAAAAAATAGACATGATGTATGGTAACGTTTGGAATAATGACGGCTACCATCATTTTATATACAAAAAGTTTTTTGATTTATATCTAACTAAACATAGGTGGACAGAAAAGTATGATTTAACTTTAATGTTATTGTTAGATCATTGTGGCTGTGAACATGTGAGAATTACTGTAGACAAAAAGAAGATGTCTGTAATAAGAGTAAAACAATTTGAGAAACAAGAGTTCAAACCTAGAAATATAAAATTAAAACCAGAAACACCTTATTAATGAAAACAATTGTATTAGGGCCACCAGGCACAGGTAAGACAACAACTTTATTAAAAGAAGTAGATAAGCATTTAAAACAAACAGATCCAAACAAAATAGGTTTTTTCTCTTTCACACAAAAAGCTGCGAACGAAGCCAGAGATAGAGCTATGGATAAATTTAATTTTAGCGAAGACGATCTACCTTACTTTAGAACTTTACACTCACTAGCTTTCAGAACTTTAGGAATTAAAAAAGAAGATGTAATGCAACACAGACATTACGAGGATCTTGGTAAAAAGATGAGGATGAGGTTAGATTATCATGAGTATGACAAAGAATACTCTGGTGTGTTTACAACAAAAAGTGATGTGTTAAGAATTATACACTTGGCAAGACTAAGAGGTATTACACCAGAGCAACAGTATGATAAAAAAGAACATACACAAAAAATAAAAGTTAACGATTTAAAAGAAGTAGATCACCAATTAAAGGAATATAAGAAAGCACACAACTTAATAGATTTCACAGACATGATAGAACAGTTTATTAAGTCAGATAAATCACCTAAGTTTGATGTTGTATTTTTAGATGAAGCACAAGATCTTTCACAAATACAATGGGGTATGGCTAAATCTATATGGGACAAGACACAAGATACTTACATTGCAGGTGATGATGATCAAGCTATATTTAAATGGGCTGGAGCTGACGTGGATAGTTTTATTACACAAAAGGGTAAGCTACTTAATCTAACTCAATCTTATAGAATACCTAGAGCAGTGCATGATGTGGCTATGGGTATTGTTAGAAGAATATCTAAAAGACGTTATAAAGAATGGGCACCTAGAACAGAAAAAGGTTCACTTACATATTATCATGAAATGAAAGACGAGAGATTAAATATGGGATCTGGCGACTGGATGGTTTTAGCGAGAACAAAACACATGTTAAATGACGTTGAAAAAATATTACAAGCTAGGGGTTTTTATTATAAGAATAAATTTAAAGATAATCCTGAAAAAGATTTATACAAAGCAATAATAGATTGGGAAGATTTACGTAGTAAAAAATTTTTAAAAACAGATCAGATTGTTAGGATAGCCTCTTACATGTCACCTAATAATTATAAGAAAGAACAGCTGCAATATTTAGATAAAGATTCTATGTATCACATGGATGAATTATCTAAAAAAGGTTTGAACACACAAAGGGTTTGGTATGAAGCTTTTGATAGTGCACCTGCAAAAGCAGTTAGATATGTTAGAAAAATGAGAGAAAACGGTGAAAAATTAAATAAAGATCCAAGAATACTATTATCTACCATACACGGAGCAAAAGGTGGTGAATGTGATAATGTAGTATTATTTACTGATCTAAGCACAAACACACAAAAAAATTTCGAAAGAAATCCTGATGACGAAAATAGATTGTTTTACGTTGGAGCAACTAGAGCTAAAAATCATTTACACGTTATCAGGCCTAAAAACCCAGACAAGAAAGGATACAAACTATGAAGGACACATACAAAAAGCAGATAGGTGGTGACCACTACCGATCGATGAAGATACAAGCAAGTGAGTTCATTAATAAGAACAACTTGCCGTTTGCAGAGGGCAATGCTATAAAGTATCTGTGCAGACACAAAGCAAAGGGACAGAAAGAGGATCTATTAAAAGCGATACATTACATTGAAATGGCAATAGATAGGGACTATCAAAACGTTGAAACTAAAAAAGAATCATGGGTAGATGGTTATAAAAAATGGAGAGAAAAAAATGCAGACACCGATATTTAAACCACAAACAGAGTGGCTACCACCAACAGATTTTCCAGATCTTGGAAAATACGATGAGATAGCAATAGACTTAGAAACAAAAGATCCAAACTTAAATAAAAGAATGGGTTCTGGCTCTGTTGTAAAAGTTGGTGATGTTGTAGGCATATCGCTATCTACAGGAAACTGGTGTGCATACTATCCAATAGCCCACGAAGGTGGCGGCAACATGGATCGTAAGATGGTTTTAGGATGGTTACAAGACCAAATGAATTACGAGTCCACGAAAATATTCCACAATGCAATGTATGACGTATCTTGGCTAAGAGCTATTGGTATAAACGTAAAAGGTAAAATAGTCGACACGATGATAGCTGCATCATTGGTAGATGAGAATAGGTTTAAATATGATTTGAATGGTGTGTCTAGAGATTATCTTGGTAAGGGTAAAGACGAATCAGCTTTGTATGAAGCTGCAAAATCTTGGGGTGTAGACCCTAAAGCTGAAATGTATAAACTCCCTGCTATGTACGTTGGAGCTTACGCAGAGCGTGACGCCCAACTCACATATGAGTTGTGGCAGGAATTAAAAAAAGAAATATTACACCAGGACATTGAATCTATTTTTAATATGGAAACAGAATTGTTTCCTGTTCTAGTTGATATGAGGTTTCTCGGTGTACGTGTAAATCAAGAACAAGCAGCGATCGAAAAGAGAACATTAGTAGAAGAGGAGAAAAGGATGTTAGGTTCGGTGTTAGCAAGTACAGGTGTAGATGTTCAAATCTGGGCTGCAAGATCCATAGCCAAAGTATTTGATAAATTAGGTTTACCTTACGATAGAACAGAGAAGACTGGAGCACCATCATTTACCAAGAATTTTTTAGCAAATCACCCACATGAAGTTGTCAAATGCATAGCAAAAGCACGTGAGATCAATAAAGCTCACACTACATTTATAGATACCATTCTAAAGTATAGTTTAAACGGCCGTATCCATGCAGAGATTAACCAATTGAGATCAGAGGGCGGTGGGACAGTCACTGGTAGATTTTCGATGAATAACCCTAATCTACAGCAGATTCCAGCACGTAACAAGGAGCTCGGACCACGGATCAGATCTTTGTTCTTACCAGAAGAAGATCATACCTGGGGTTGCTTTGATTATAACCAGCAAGAACCACGTCTAGTTGTGCACTATGCAGCTTTACAAAATTTGTATGGTGTTGATGATGTTGTCCATGCATACATGCAAGGTGATGCAGACTTCCACCAGATTGTATCTGATATGGCTAACATACCTAGATCACAAGCTAAAACAATTAATCTTGGTTTGTTTTATGGTATGGGTAAAAATAAATTACAGGCAGAGCTTGGTATAAATAAATTACAAGCAGAAGATTTGTTTAAACAATATCATTCTAAAGTTCCATTTGTAAAACAACTCATGGACTCTGTTATGGCTAGAGCACAGAGTGCAGGTAAAGTTAGAACGTTACTTGGTCGTTTGTGTAGGTTTCATTTATGGGAACCAAATCAATTCGGTATCCATAAACCATTACCACACGATGCAGCACTCACGGAACACGGACCAGGGATAAGAAGGGCTTACACATACAAAGCTTTGAATAGATTGATACAAGGATCTGCTGCTGACATGACAAAGAAAGCTATGATAGATTTACATGCAGAAGGTATCTTACCGCATTTACAAGTTCACGATGAATTAGATATATCTATTGGATCTGAGAAAGAAGCTCAGAGAATAAAAGATATTATGGAAGGAGCTGTAACTCTTGAAGTTCCAAACAAAGTAGATTATGAGTTTGGTAAAGATTGGGGCAGTATAAAATGAGGATTAATTATGGCTTATTTAAATGGAAACATACCTGTACAATATGCACAAATAAGAAGAGAGTATCTTTATGACCTTAAGAAACATCATGGAGAAGTTGAAGACTGTATTATTTTTGGTGTTTCGGCTATTACGGGGCGTGCCCTCCTTTTTCATTGTATTATGGAAAATGGAGCTATCTTCTATCGTCTACCGATATCTGCGTTTATTCAGAGAGGCTTTAAGCCAGAAGAAGTTCCTAGACGCAGACTTGATGAGCTTCAGCTATGGAATTGTTTCAGCTATTATCCTGCTATTACTTCTTGGGATATTTTAGAAGGCCAATCAGGAAAATACATAGGTAAAGATAAAAAGTGGCATCCAGGTGCCTACCTATTTACAGTTGACTTTGCTCATCCTGAGGCTAATATACTTGACACGGATCATTCAGAGATACCGCACGAGCATAAATGTGCTCACATCATAGCCCTAAACGACGGGAACTATGCAGCACAACCTAATAACAGATGCATATGGGACATACCTTCGTTTACAGTGAAAGATAATGTGCCTGATTGGAAAGTGCAAACCTCTGAGTGGAATGTTGAAAATACAAGTAAATGGAAGACCGAAGATACGGATAACTTCTTTTACGAAATTGAGGAGAAAAAAAATGATTAAGTGGATTAAAAAGTGGATGAAAAAATACACTGATTGGATTTTTAAAGATTTCTATAAGTAATGGGTTGGATAATATTAATTCTGTGTTTAATTATAGTGTTTGTAGGAATAACAGGATGTACATTCCATGCCTAATAAACCACTAAAAATTAGCGAAGAGGCTGCCGTGCAAATGCCTATGAAGACGGTTGCCAGTTTGATCACGATGGTCGCCATCGGAACCTGGGCTTATTTTGGTTTGCACGAAACACTAAATTCACATTCAACACAATTAGAATTAATATCAAAGGATTTAGAACAAAATACAGAGTTTAGAATTAAATACCCAAGAGGACAATTAGGCAAATCATCTGGAGAAGCAGAGCTTTATATGTTAGTAGAGGATCTGTATAAGTCTGTAGATCGTTTGAATAAAGCTATAGAAGATGGTATGCATAACAAAGTGAACATTGAATTTTTACAGAAACAAGTAGAGAAAGCTACTAACGATATTGAAAAATTAAAAGACAAACAAAGAGAGTTTGCTAACGGAGGAAAACATTAATGGTCGAGACTGTGGTAGCCCTCCTCATGTTTATTAACGGGGAAATCAAGGAGCATAGAATACAGGAAAATATGGCAACATGCTTACGTGGTAAGAGAGTTGCAGAGAGAGATTACAACCCAAGTGTAAGTTATAAATGTATTAAGGCACAAGCAGAAACAGAAATATACATGGGTCAGAAAAGTATCAAAAAAATAATATTGGAGTAATTATGAAACTAACAGCTAATTTTACACTAGATGAATTAATCAAAAGTCAGGTTGCAGAGAGAAAGGGTATCAACAACAATCCATCTCCAGAACAGATAGAAAATTTAAAAGCCTTGGCTGTAAATATATTACAACCAATACGTTCGCATTATAATGAACCATTACAAATCTCTAG